TTTACCAGTCCTTACTTTCTGCTATCTAATCATACAAAGATTTCTACGAACCTCTTTTTCTTCAGAGTCTGAAGAATAGTAATATGCTGTTCAGTCATATAATTTTATTTATATGATCAGGCCTCATACTATTACTCCGCAGTCTTCAAAGAATGGTAACTTTTATATTAAAGTTAATAATTACCACGATAAATACTAACGATAAGGAAATAAATTAGAATTTTAAATCAAATTTACTTCCGAAGCTAATATTCATCATTCCCATTTTCTTAGAACCTTCGGATCAGCGGTCATCTTTTCGAGCAATTTCATAAGAATGAAGAAACTCAGAAAGAAGAGCGGTATCTGATATATCCCGAAGTTCATCTACTTTTGGATCTTGTAAACGATCTACTATTCTTAAGAAAGATAATTTTCCTTCTCAAGATTTTAGTAACTCAGCAGCAAGGTTAAGTGGAGACTCAGATGACCCAGATTTTGGAATAACTTTTATAACTCCGCCAAATAAATTGACAGAGCAGTTATCAAATTCTGAATTACATTTGAATTCCGAACTTAATCGTCCAATATTAGAATTAGTTACAGCCGCATTCAGAGGTATTTTAGAAAACATTCCGAGATCTAATTTCATTAGATGATCGAAACGTCCTAAAACACGATTCTGAACAGGAACTTGAGCTAACTCAGGATATCCTGACATAGGATCCTGAACTTCTCTAAAGAAAGTTACAAGAAGATTATTTAAGTCTATACTTATCTGATTTGAGTAAAATTCACTCATACCAGGAAGCATAGTCCCAATAATCTTTTCATGGCCTTCCCGTACCTTATCATATTTTAAAAGCTGATAAGTTTTATATAATCTTTTACATAATAACTCTTCAGCCTTTTCAAATATGATCTTAGAGTTTACTCTAAAATTCTTATTATGAACCGGACGTTTTAAAACAAGATCTTGAACAGTTTTAGAAACTTGATATAAATCAAATTTCTTAAATGTCAATTTCTTATCTTTAACTTCCGGAGCCGCCAAGAAAAGCATTTGTAACATCTGTTCTAAAGGAACTTTTGCTTTTAACGCATAAGTACTATAGAGAGATATTAAAGCAAGTACATCCTTAAAAGGTCTAGTATCAAAAGGTTTATCTTTTAACACAGTATGAAATACAGACACGGCTCTTGTTCCAAAGAAATCAATTTCTTTTAAGAACAATCCAATAGTAGTATTTATACGACCTAAAAATGAGTACTGAGATAGAAACTGTTTTCAAGATAAAGGAGTCACCTCCTTACCGTTAACTGAAATTCTTTTTACGAATTCACAGACGGCTCTTGATTCAGAAACTACCGACTTCGAGGCATTAATAGGAACTCCTATGGCCTCCATAACATTAAGATAAGAAAGAGCTAGATCTTTGGAGAAGATAACTATATCATCTCCAACGATCTCGTACCTTTCCTCTCAATGTTTCTGGATAGGATTAAGTAACTTAGAACAATATTGCATTAACATATGATGTGTTAAAGCAAGCATTGTCCAAGAAGACTTAGCCCCCATAGGTTGACCAACAGCGTAATGAAAAGGAAAGAAGTCATTATCATCTTTATTAAAAAGGTAGTAAGGACGTCCAACCAATAAATTACTTCAGGCAATTGCAAATTCATCTGAAAACAAAGAACCAATTATCTTTGCTTGAAGAGAAATAGGCAATCGATCTGTAGCCGCTGATAGGTCATACCCATAACAACAGTTAAACTTAACTGCTTTCTGGGTTGCTCGAACAAAAGCAGCACCATGATCTTTAGAACCATCGTTAGGGATATTATTTAAAACATCCATAAGATAATTATGAAGACTATGAGTAGCTGTTTGAGTTCAACTATCTACCATCGCAAACACTCTGACCTTTCCGGCAGCTTCTAACTTTTCAGATAGTTGCCCTAATCCAAAATCTCTCTTATTTAGATCAAATATACCTTTCTCTCCAGATAAACGAGGTTTGAACTTCAATATAAAACAAAAGAAGTCAAACGAATGTTTGTAAGGAGCGATCTTAATAATATCGTTTAAGAAATTAATAAGATCAGGTGTACAAGTCTTATTCATTACAATAAGTAATGAACTAAGAAGACGAGGATTATAGCTTAATAAGATCGCATCACTTATCATACCTACTCAAGATTTTGAGCAAGTAGGAGATGATTTTTCACTTATTAAAAACTTATCCATTGCTTTTAGATACGACTTTTTACAAAAAGATTGTAAAGCAGAAGAGGAATGATTCCTCATCCAGTTTTCAATACCTTTTAAAGAAGTAGTATCCCCAGAGAAAGGATCAGTGATAGTATTTATTTTTAATTTTCCTGGTATAAGTATAACCCTATACAAAGAAAATAAAGACAAATACAATCTAATTACACTGAGGTTATTAAGTCTTAGAGATCTACGATCTCTAGTACCAATAATAACAGGTAATCCTGATTTACTTAATCTAGGCAATGGCAAGTCCGGTTCAATCTCAGAAAGAGATTTGAACGGTTGACCTGCTAAATATTTAGAAACTGCTAAGTTACAAGCTTTTAAGTACTTTACAGTAAATTCACCACCATGTCTACGGGTCATAACTCGTAGATATAGAGCAAATTTATGGTAAAGACGAATACGGGCTGTGGCTTTCTTATAACTAGATAAGGATAAAACAACAAATTTTCATCCTATTTTAGTCATAAGCTGATCAATATTCCATCTAGTTTTAGATGGAGTATCGATCAGACGTATCATCTTATCTCTAATTAATTTACCAGATTCTTTGAAGACTCTAACAATATTAATTGTAAAAGTTTTCATCGTTTTCTATTAAATAAAATTATAGAGTAAAAGGGTATGAAGAAGATAAATAAATTTATCTAATTCAGTGACGATCCATTTGACAATGGCAAGTCTTTAACTCTTATAAGACTGCGCTGTTCTCTCAGTCATGAGAGTACGCCAGACGC